TTGACGCCCGCTTATTGACCATGTTCACATCGGCGTGGGCCCTGATGTGTTCTGTGGTGTCAGATCTGCTGAGCTGGGGCTTGACCCTGGCCTCGGGTCTGATATCCGCCTGCATTAAGTTGTGGGCGGGAATGGCTCGCCATATGGGGGGACTGACTGTAGGGGTCCTTGTCATATGCTATGTTGGTGCACTTCTCGGTCTAGCCTTGATTGTGTACCGCATGTTTTACCTACGGCGGAGGCCGGTCCGTAACTATCACCTCCGACATGTCCTCGTGGACCGCGCAGACTACACGCTGCCCATCGAGGTGTATGAGAAGCCAACAATCACTCAGTTGTTGTGCTATAAATCCGAAGCCCAAGGAACCGTGGCTTCGACAAATAAGGCGCTAATACCGCTTCCTCCGGCGAGCCCTACCTCGCCGTCTCCGGCTGCACCGAGCGATGGCTCGACGCCGGGTCCCAAGGCATCACCGGGTGCCCACAAGTTGAATATCGTACGGCCTAAGGTGACTGAACCCACCTCCCAGCAGTCGGGTTACTCTGCAGCTGCTCTCTCGGAAGAGATAGTAGCGGGACCGTCCGATATGCCTCCTGTCCACCCGGATGTAGACACCGAACCAATTGACCCGATGCAAGATCTAGACGGACCGATGGTCCCGACCCGAGGCTCACCTGCTGAAGTAGAGCGGGTGGGTTGGCGCTTGGGGAATACTATCGGTATCCGCGTCAGGGAGAAGTTGCTCAGGCCGGCGCGTAGCCGTGCTAGCATGGACATTGCGATCCGTGAGATCAACTCCATACTTGATGAGGAGTACCCGGATTTACGTCGCCTACATAGGACCGCCGTGGTCTCGTGGGCACTATTCCGGACATTCCTTCCGGATCCCACAGAAGTGCAGGTAGCAGACGCGCTAAATGGCGCTGCGGTCGATGATCGTGAGCGTCATGTGCGTGGGAAGCACCTGATACCTCGGTATGGTGGTCCACTGGGGCGTGTGTTGGCTATGGTCGGGTTCACCATGCCAGCACAAGAGGATTTTTGAGTAGGTTGCAGAGGGTCCCGGGTAGAGTTGTGCCAACGGTGGTTCCGTCGGATCTAGTTGACGATCTGGATCCCGAAATGACACCCGGCCTCCGCAACCGAATCATGCAGGCCATTCCTGGCGGCGGGAAGGTTAATCCGCATGATGTCTATGTCGTACCTGAAATCTCCGGTCAGGCACGCTACACCGCCTATGTCGACTGTGTGGAGAACGCTCGGTGCGCATTGCTCGAGCGCGTCTTTTACCACCAAGTTGATGGAGTGTTCAAAGCACCTCCGGCTCCCAAGCCCGCTGGAGTGGCTGCTGCTCTTCAGAGCTTTAGCTCCGCGCTCAAAAGGCATATCAAGCGACTCACACCTGTCCCGCTCCTGGATTATCCAGAGCTCGCTTACAGGGGTCGGAAACTTATTATGTACTTGGAGGCAGCGAAGTTAGTGGCTCGAAGGGGCTCTCAGAGGAGGGATGCGTTTCTCAGCACTTTTGTAAAGTTTGAGAAACTCCTCAACGGACTCAAGAGAGTTGTCCCTAGGGTGATACAGCCTAGGAGACCAGCTTATAACGTCGCTGTGGGACGTTATATGCGGCAGTTAGAACACTTCCTGTACCATGACATTGATTCCGTGTATGGCAGACCTACGGTCATGAAAGGCAAGAATGCCGATGAACGTGGTGCTCTGATGGCGGAACAGTGGGCCCGCTACCGCGATCCCGCGGCGCTTGGCCTCGATGCCTCGCGCTTCGACCAACACATATCTGAGGCCCTCCTGAAGTGGGAGCATTCCATCTACGACATGTATTACAATGACCCTGAGCTTCGGAAGCTGCTGTCTTGGCAGCTGAAGAACAAGGGCTTTGTGAGGTGTGGTGATGGTGGCATCAAGTATGAGGTGGCCGGTGGGCGGTGTTCTGGCGACATGAACACAGCCTGCGGAAATTGCCTAATTGCGTGTGGTGCTCTTTACTCATTACTAACCCAGCTCGGCTGTGTTCACCACGGTAAGCACACCTCCGTTTCGGTCTTTGACGACGGGGATGACATGGTGCTGATCGGGGAGCGCAAAGACCTCGAGCGAATTGCGAGTGCCGTGCCAGGGCACTTCGGCAATCTGGGGTTAGTGATGAAGATCGAGCCGCTCGTAAGTACTCTCGAGCAAGTTACCTTCTGCCAGTGCCAGCCCGTAAATGACGGCAAGCGTTGGAGGATGGTTCGTCAGATTTCTGCGTCCCTCTCAAAGGATGCGGTGCTGATGGGCCTTCCACTCAACGGCGATTGCCTGAGTCACCAACTGTATGCAATTGGTGAGTGCGGGATGGCGTTAACAGCGGGTCTGCCCGTGTTGCAAGAGTATTACCAGGCAATGATCAGAGGTGGCAAACCTGGTGGGACTGGGAACGAGAAACTGCTTGAATCGGGGTTCTATCGCCTAAGTAGGGGCATGGATCCCAAGTTTCAGCCAGTAAGCTCGGCTGCGAGGGTGTCCTTCTACTACGCATTTGGTATAACTCCGGATCTTCAGGTCGCGTTGGAGAAGTACTACATGACGAGGAACATCGACATCAGGGGGCCTCCCACCCTTGATGAGCAGCCCCGGATCCTGGGCCTTTAGTTGGGGTTGTAGTGTGTAATAGCCCAAAACGGTGCCGCTTGCGGCCTAAGACTTCCGTGCTATACAGAATGCCGAGAGACTGCACGGCGCTTCCTAACGGTTACACTACGATGGACAGTCCGCTATATCTGCAGGCGCATCCCATAAATGCAGAAGTCAAAGAAGAAGGTGGGCGCTCAGGGCGCCGTGAAGAGTAAGAAGGGGGGG